ATTCACAAGCCGATTCAGTATTTGGTATTACCGAAACTGCTAACCAACCCTCAGGTGGTTTGTATGGCGCTGGTCGTTTTGGTTACACTATCAACGATACATCATCTGCTGCGTTATCTCATACATCATCAGCAAATCTTAATAGTTCTACCCACCTTACGGCATCTATTTCATATGGAACTAATCTTGCTGCTATTAATTATGATACTGCCTTTTCCGCATCAGTAGCACCTGGCACATTATTAACTATTACGGTTTCTGCATCTGCATTACCATTCGCAGATTTTGAGGGTGTTAGAGCATTTATACCATCTGCTAATTTCATCCACACATTTTATCCGCAATTTACTACATATACCGATAGTACACAACGTGTAACATTTGTGGTTAGCGGTTCGGCTACAGCCGGCGGGGCCGTAACTGTTAGGTATCAAAAACAACCAACCGATGTAACTCGTGGTGATTTTGAGGTAACAAAAGCACAAATGGCACTTAATGCTGAAACCGATATCGATATTCCAGAATTGAACATCGAAATGCGTTCAATTCCAATTGTTGCTAAAACTCGTAAGTTGAAAGCACAATGGACACCTGAATTTGCGCAGGACTTAAACGCATATCACTCTATTGATGCAGAAGCAGAATTAACTTCGATGTTGTCTGAATATGTATCACAAGAGATTGATTTTGAGATTTTGGACATGTTGATTCAAAACGCATTGACTACAGGTTACTGGTCTGCAAGAATTGGGCATGTTTGGAATGGTACTGCATTCGGTACTGATGGAACTATAAATGGGCAGGCGTATATTCAGGGTACTTGGTTCGCAACTTTGGGAACTGTGTTGCAGCGGGTTTCTAACCAAATTCACGCTAAGACAATGCGTGGTGGTGCAAACTTCTTAGTATGTTCTCCTGATGTTGCTACTGTATTGGAATCAATTCCAGGATATGTGGCCGATGGAACTGGTGATGAAAGACAATTTGCATTTGGTATGACCAAAGTAGGTTCTTTCGCACAAAGATATCAGGTTTATAAGAACCCATATATGCAAGAAAACTTGATTTTGATGGGTTATAGAGGAACACAATTCTTGGAAACTGGTGCTGTTTACGCTCCATATATTCCATTGATTATGACTCCGCTTGTGTATGACTATAAGAACTTCACTCCTCGTAAGGGTGTAATGACCCGCTACGCCAAAGAAATGGTGAGAGGTGAGTTCTATGGTAAAGTATATGTACATGGTTTGGAAACTATTGGTGGTGCGTAATTAACCATAATAGTTAGTATTTTGAAAAGGGGGTGATGAAAATCATCTCCTTTTGTTTTTTATGGGATATTTATAGTAAACTAAAACGGGGTTATAGTATGAGTGAGAATATCGAAAAAAGAGTACCCAAAGGTGATATAAAGTTTTCAATTACACTTTCCGAAGAACAAAAGGTAGCAAAACAAAATATCTTAAATCATCCATTCAATTTTATTTTAGGAAAAGCTGGTAGTGGTAAAACATTACTTGCTTGTCAAATAGCATTAGATTCCTTTTTTAAGAGAGAATATAACAAAATTGTTGTAACACGTCCAACCGTTTCTAATGAAGATAATGGGTTTTTACCAGGTTCTTTGGAAGAAAAGTTAGAGCCGTGGTTAGTTCCTATTCGTTCTAATATGCGAAAAGTTTATGATAAATCGCAGATATTAGATAAGATGGAGCAGGATGAAAAAATAGAGTTAGTATCCCTTACGCATTTTAGGGGAAGAACTTTTGATGAGTGTATTTGTATTGTTGATGAGTTTCAAAATCTTACGAAATCCCAATTAGCGATGGTAGTTGGTAGGTTGGGGAAGAATTCAAAGATGATATTATGCGGAGACCCACAACAAATAGATTTAAAATCACCAAATGATTCAGCAATACATGATGTAGCAAAATTAAAATCAAGTGGATATGTTTATACTGTAACATTAAAAGATAATCATAGACACCCCGCTTTAGATGAAATATTTAAACTATTATATGAATATTAGATATTTATATTAATAATAGGAGTATAAAATGGCCGCTGGAAGATATTTATTAACTATAGAACAAGGAACAACAATCGATTTACTATTAGAGTGGAAAGATTCTAATGGAGAACCCGTTGATTTAACCGGATATAATGCAAGAATGCAAATAAGACCTTCGGTTGATTCTTCTACAAAATATTTGGATATAACAAGTGTAACCGCATCTGATGGAACTGGATTAAATTTAACACCACAATCAGGTTCATTTACACTACCAAAAACATCGGGTAGTATTGGTTTGTTTATTTCTGCTCAAACATCTTCGAATTTAAGTTTTAGTGAAGGTGTGTATGATATAGAATTAGAATCTTCTACGGGGGTAGTTACGAGATTATTGGAAGGGCTTGTAAAACTTTCAAAAGAGGTAACTAGGTGAGTAATGATAGATTAAATGTTAAAGGGGTTGTTGTATTGCAGAAAGAAACTTCCGTTGTTACAATAGTAAGTAAAGGCCCTAAAGGTGATTCTGGTAAAGATGCTGTAACTCCCGGCTTAGACAGACAAATTATTTTTAATAGTGGTAGTGTTTTAGGTACTGACTCGAATTTTGTATTTAACTCACTTGGGAGATTGGGTATAGGGACATCAGCACCTACAAATACCTTACAAGTAGTAGGTGGTGTAACCGCAACTTCATTTACAGGTTCTCTATTTGGGACGGCAAGTCAAGCTTTAACAGCATCATTTATAAATACGGCAAGCACAAACGCATTTGTTCAAGGTGGTAATTCATTTGGTACAACCGCTCTCTTAGGCACAAACGATAATCAAGACCTACAATTTGAGACAAGTGGTTCGGTTAGAATGACTATAAGTTCAACTGGTGATATTGTTAGTTTAGAAAAAGTACAAATACAAAATAAACTTGAACAAGGAGTAAATGCAACAGCAACTGGCCCCTATTCACATGCTGAAGGAAATCAAACAACAGCAACTGGACAATTCTCACATGCTGAAGGAAAGGAAACAACAGCATTTGGTAATTACTCACACACTGAAGGTGAAGGAACAATAGCCAATGGTCTTACTTCCCATGCTGAAGGATATTATACAATCACTAATGGACAATTCTCACACGCCGAAGGAAATGAAACAATAGCTGGAGGTGATTACCAATTAACAATAGGACAATATAATACACCTTCTTCAGCCCAATCTGCTTTTATAATAGGCAATGGTGTTGATAGTAATAATAGGAGTAATTTATTGTTTGCATCTGGTTCACAAGTTCAAATTACCGGTTCATTAAATGTAAATGGTTCAATAACAGGTTCTCTATTTGGAACATCATCTTGGGCCCAAAATGCACTAACTTCTTCATTCATAACTCCAACAAGCACAAACGCATTTGTTCAAGGTGGTAATTCATTTGGTACAACCGCTCTCTTAGGCACAAACGATAATCAAGACCTACAATTTGAGACAAGTGGTTCGGTTAGAATGACTATAAGTTCAAGTGGAAATGTAGGTATAGGTACTATAACACCTACAAATACCTTACAAGTAGTAGGTGGTGTAACCGCAACTTCATTTACCGGTTCGTTTTCAGGTTCTATTAGAGCTCCGGGTTCTAATACTCAATTGATTTTTAATAATGCTGGAGTATTAGCTGGGACTAGTAATATAACATATGCTAATAATAATTTATCTATAGGTGGCTTTACACATATAATTAGTGACACCTTAGCTTCCCAAGGAGAGCCTCAATTATTAGTAGGGGACGGTACTGGTAATGAAACATTTTATGCTATAATTCCAAAAATATATACTTCAAAAGGAGCAGCAGCTCAAGGACAAAAATCATTTGCTTCTCGACAAAAGGCTGTAGAAGGTAGACAAGTACAAGAATTTTTCATAGAAACCGGTATTATAGGTGGCAAACCATCAACAGGTACTGAATCACCTATATTAACCTTAACAGACCAAGAACGTGTAGGTATAGGAACAATAGACCCTCGAGCTAAACTTGAAGTCTTAGGTTCGGTTTTAATTAGTGGCTCATCAACATTAACTAATATAGGTCCTGCTATATTTAGTGGTTCAATAACCCAACAACCAATATTTACTGCATCTTTGGGTTATTTAACATCAACTGGGGCTATAATAAGTGGAAATGTTACAGTAACAGGAACTGCTTCTATAAATACATTACAAATAAATCAAACTATATTATCTACTGGTTCAAACCAATTAGGTGATAATACTAATGATACTCAAACATTATATGGTAGTGTTATAATACCAACGGGGAGCTTAACTGTTACCGGTTCATTAAATGTAAATGGTTCAATAACGGGTTCACTTTTTGGAACATCATCTTGGGCCCAAAATGCACTAACTGCATCTTTCTTACCTATTGGGACTTATAATATAACATCTTCAAATGCTGTAAGTGCTCAAACCGCTTCTTTTTTACCAACAGGTACTTATAATATAACCTCAAGTTGGGCACAAAGTGCTTCAAATGCTGTAAGTGCTCAAACAGCATCTTTTTTACCAACAGGTACTTATAATATAACATCATCTTGGGCACAAAACGCACTAACTTCTTCATTCATAACTCCGACCGGCACAAACGCATTTGTTCAAGGTGGTAATTCATTTGGTACAACCACCATCTTAGGTACAAACGATAATCAAGACCTACAATTTGAGACAAGTGGTTCGGTTAGAATGACTATAAGTTCAAGTGGTAATGTGGGTATTGGAACAACAAATCCCTTATCAACCCTAACTGTGGCTGGTGGTAATATAAATATTAGTACTGGATACGGGATTGGTGGTAATAATGTAGGTAGTTTTTCTCCTTTTATTAGATACAATACAAATGCAGGAATAGTAAGTTCAAGTTTTGGACACGGAACTGCTTATATGCTCTCGGACGGGGCTGGTGCTTTTGGTGCAAATGATTTATCATTTTATGCTGGAGCATTTTCACAACCTGAAATAATGAGGATTGTAGGTTCTACTGGTTTTGTAGGAATTGGAGAAAGTTCACCATCAGCAAAATTAGAAATAAAAGGTAGCGGTGCAACATCCGCAACAACCGCATTAAGGGTAGAAAATAGTAATGCATCAGCAAGTTTAGTAGTTAGAGATGATGGTAATGTAGGTATAGGGACATCAACACCTACAAACACCTTACAAGTAGTAGGTGGTGTAACCGCAACTTCATTTACTGGTTCATTTTTTGGAACATCATCTTGGGCACAAAACGCACTAACCGCTTCCTTTTTACCAACAGGTACTTATAATATAACATCATCTTGGGCCCAAAATGCACTAACTGCTTCTGTTTTAAGCAATATAAGCACAAATATATTTGTTCAAGGTGGTAATTCATTTGGTACAGCCACCATCTTAGGCACAAACGATAATCAAGACCTACAATTTGAGACAAGTGGTTCGGTTAGAATGACTATAAGTTCAAGTGGTAATGTGGGTATAGGTACTATAACACCAACAAACACCCTAAATGTAAATGGAACTACCTTTCTACAAGGAGGACAAACAACTGTAAGAGGCAGTGGAGCAACCTCCACAACAACAGCATTGCGAGTAGAAAACTCGGCAGCAACCGCAAGATTAACCATATTAGATGATGGTACATCGGCTTTTAACACCTCACATCTTTACATTAGTTCAAGTGGTAATGTAGGTATTGGAACAACAACCCCAACCACCCGACTACATATCAGCGGAGCATCCAATAGTGGCTTATTTGAAATAGACTCACCTGCTGTAAATAATATAATTTATGTAAGTGGCAGTGGTAATGTAGGTATTGGTACAGGAACACCATCTGCACGACTTCATATAAATGGTGATACAATTCTTTCGGGGTCATTATACACATATGGTTCAAATTCAGACATAGACAGTGGTTCATTTAGAACCATAATAACAGTTGCAACAAGTTCATATCGAGCAGCATTTTTTGATTATGTTTTAACAAGTGGTTCAAACGCAAGAGCAGGAACTGTATTTTCTGTATGGCAAGGAACTAATGTAGAATATGCCGATACATCAACAAATGATATTGGAAATACGAGTGGAGTTAATTTATTAGTTAGTATGAGTGGTGCAAATATTGGTTTATTTGCTAGTTCATCTAATGACAATTGGTCAATGAAAGCATTAGCAAGATTAATATAAATAACTAAATACAAAAATAATTATGTCAACATACACTGGAATACCCTTATTAACTCTATCAGGAGTAAGAGACTCTATCTCACAAGCAGTAGCAGACGGAGCAACAACTGAAGTTGCAGCATCCTGTTACTATGATAAATTAAAAGATATTTTACAATATAATCCATCATGGGTAATGATGCCTTCCTTCTTAAAGGATGGAAAAGCATACACTATGATATCAGGACTATCTGGTTCTCTTAATGTTACTCGAACTACAACTCCAACTGCAAGTAGAGCCACAAGAGTAAACGCATCCGGTTTTATTGAAACGGTTACTGATAATGTGCTTCGCTTGGACTACCCGATTGGAGGCGGTTGCCCTGCCGCGTTGATTGAGCCGAGTGGGACAAACTTCGCTCGTTGGGTTAATCAGATGACTTCACAAGATACACCTACGGCATCAGGTGGAATGACCATTACAACAGGCAGCACTGACTTTCTTGCACCAGACGGAACGAGTGGCAGTATAACCAAGTATGTCGGTGGTGCAGCCAGCGGAACCAGTCAATATGCCTATTATTCGGGGGGAGGCATCATTTTTACTGCATCTGGTCAGCATACTTTTAGTTTGTTTGTTAAACGCGGGGCAACAAACCCATTGACTTTTTGTGCTTTAAGTTTTGTAAACTATACTGGTGGAAGTGGCACATCACCCTCATATTTCAACCTTGCAAGTGGAACTGCTTTGACTGCAGGCGCAAGCGTTCAAGACTACGGCAATGGATGGTATAGGCTTATTTCAGCACCATACACTATTGCATCAGGCGATTTGGATGGGCAGCTTCTATTTTGGATGGCCGAAGGCAACGGCGATTTGTCTTGGCCCGCATCAGGTGCGCTCAACTTAACTGCATACACTTGGGGCGCACAAGTCGAAGCAGGCAGCATCGCGACGACATACATCCCAACGACGACGACAACTGCCAGCCGTGCCGCNNGTCATCAGCGCATCGGGGGCGCTCGTGAGTGGGCTGATAGGGGCAACTGAAGGCACAATTTATTGGGAGGGTTCTATTAACAGGCAGGACAGAGTGATTTTCTCATTAGCACAGGGAACATCTATAACTAATGCCATCTTTTTGCAAACTTTAAGTAACGGATTTTTTAGAGCCGATGTGATTGTAAATAACACTACAACTTGTGCGATTTCATCATTAGCAGTATCAACGATTGGGCAATTTTACAAAATTGCTTTTGCGTATAAAGAAAATGACTTTGCGTTTTATATTAACGGAGTGCAACAAGGGCTTGACTCTTCGGGGGCATTGCCAACAGGTTTGACCAATGCGATTTTTGCAAGAGGCGATTCTTCATTAATAACCAACCAACGATGTCGCGCCGCCGCACTCTACACCACAAGGCTCACAAACGACCAACTCGCAAACCTCACCCGACTAACGTAATGGCTACCTTCAGAAAGTATCGCTTCCCAACCCAAGCCGAGTTCGAGGCATTCTTCACGCTATCCCAACCAAAATAAAGTTTTTTTGGGGGAATATAAAAAAACAAATCTTTAACATATTTATAATAAAGTATCCCTTTTGGAAAATGAAAAAAGGAAATAAACAATGGCAAACGAATTTAAAATCCGCAAAGGCTTAATAGTACAGGGCTCTGGCTCAACTATTGTAGATATATTTGGTTCACAAGGTGAACTATTCTCAGTAACTGATTCTCTATCAGGTTCACTATTTTCAGTAAATAATATATTTGGTATTCCTATTATGGAGGTATTTTCTAATAATACCATCAATATGGGTACTTTTACCCAAGAAGCCATTATTATTTCTGGCAGTAGAACGGGTATGGGTATTACAATACCACAAGCAAAACTACACATAAGTGGAGCTAACAACGATTCGCTATTTAGAATACAATCACCCGCTTCATCTTCTATAATATTTGTAAGTGGTAGTGGAAATGTAGGAATTGGTACATCTACTCCCACAAACACCTTACAAGTAGTAGGTGGTGTAACCGCAACTTCATTTACTGGTTCACTTTTTGGAACATCATCTTGGGCACAAAACGCACTAACAGCATCTTTTTTACCCATTGGAACTTATAATATAACATCATCTTGGGCACAAAACGCACTAACTTCTTCATTCATAACTCCGACCGGCACAAACGCATTTGTTCAAGGTGGTAATTCATTTGGTACAACCACCATCTTAGGTACAAACGATAATCAAGACCTACAATTTGAGACAAGTGGTTCGGTTAGAATGACTATAAGTTCAAGTGGTAATGTAGGTATAGGTACTACAACCCCTACCGCTAGGTTACATGTAAGTGGTTCTGGGGCTGGCTCAGAAGTGCTTTTAGTTTCCCCAGCAGGAAGTGTAACAGTAGGTTTAAAAGCAGATTCTACTATAACCGATTATTCTGGTCTTTATATTGGAAGTAAATATGTTTTATTATCTAAAGCCTCTGCTACAGTATTTTTTAATATTCAAGATTCACTTACTTTTGCAAGTGGTTACGCTGCAAAATCTACCATGAATGACAGTGGAAATCTAGGATTAGGTATTACTTCAGCAGGTAGTATTAACTCAAGACTTCAAATTAGAGGCAGTGGAGCAACCTCAGCAACAACCGCATTGCGGATAGAAAACTCGGCAGCAACCGCAAGATTAACCATATTAGATGATGGCACATCTGCTTTTAATACCTCACACCTTTATATAAGTTCAAGTGGTGATGTAGGTATTGGTACAACATCCCCATCTGCAAAACTACACATAAAAGACGGGGTTTTATTACTAAATGATACTACTTCTAATACAAATGATATTAGGGTATTAACCACTTCTTCTAATAGTACAACACCAATTCAAGCCACTTTTATATCCGCAAAAACAATATTTACAGATGATGGGTTTGGTAATACCGAAACATATAGTTCATCATCTCTTTTTGCGTCGGGATTAAATAACACAAAAATAGATTTATTTGGTGCTTCATCCAATTATGTTGGTGGACCATCTAATGGAAATATCTTAATTCAAGCACAAAATAATATAAGGTTTAATTCCCCAACAACAACCCGTTTATTCATAAGTTCAAGTGGTAATGTTGGTATAGGGACAGCAACCCCATCCGCTCAACTACATATCAGCGGAGCTTCAGCTATAATGACTTTATCACCTATAAGTCCTCTTCCTACATCAAACGTACCCTCTGCTTCATTTGCTACAAGCGGAAGTGGTGCAGATTTAAAACCTTATTTTTGGAATGGTTCATCGTGGACCGCATTATTTTAAACTTTAATTAAATTAATTATGGCAATACAAGCAACAACCCCCCTCGAATACAACTACGGAACATATTCAAATCCATATTTCCGCTTAGTTTTACACCTTCCATTAAACGGCACAGATACCCCTGTAGACTGTTTTATGTATTCTTCACAGCAAGCATACGCCGATGGCGCTCAATACATTGCTTGTTTGCCGTTTTATATCGCCAATACACCATCCGAACCTAATAATGATGGAAATGGCGTAGTAAACAAATACTTGTTATATATAACGCAACAAGTGGTGCTTTCTTTACAAGAAACTTATCCAAACACAACATTTGAAATTATAGAAATACCAAGAGAAGAGTAAAAATAATTTGGTAGTTTAAAAATAATTTCGTATATATCATATAATAAAAAGTTATGGTTAATAATTTTGTAAAATTAGTTTTAGAAAATGGGGGAACAATAAAACCTTTATTAATCCCTTTAGATGAAACATCAGGTCCTAGCCTTGCTAACCCCTCGGTTATAGTATCAAATGGTAAAATATTAGTTAATCTTAGAAATATAAATTATATATTATATCATTCCGAATTAAATGTTTTTGAAAATGGAGATTGGGGGCCCCTATGTTATATTCACCCCGAAAATGATAATACGTTAACTACAATAAATTATATAGCAGAATTAGATGATTCTCTAAATATTATTAAACACTTTCGTATAGATACTTCTGCTTTTGATACATATAAACCACAATGGGAATTTGTAGGATTAGAAGATATTAGATTAGTTGAATGGAATAACAAAATTTATGGGATAGGAGTAAGAAGGGATTTAGATACAATAGGAACAGGTCGCATGGAAATATCTGAGATAAATATCAGCTCAGAGGGAGCTAAAGAAATATCAAGATTTCGTATTCCTGGCCCCCCACCGGACACTGAATATTGTATGAAAAATTGCACCCCCATAGAAGATAAACCCAACCATTTGTTAAAATGGACTAATGCAACTGCTTTAATGGAATTTTTCCCAGAAGGTGGAGAAACTCAAGTTATAGAAACTGAAGAATACATCCCAGGCTATAATGATATGAGGGGGGGATCACAGGTTATTAAATATGAAGAAGGATATTTAACTCTTATACATGAAACTTATTTATATAATACAGAACAAGGTAAAAAAGATGCAACATATCGACATAGATTTGTAATGTGGGATAAAAATTTTAAAAATAAAAAATTCTCTAAATTATTTTCCTTTTTAAATACTAAAGTAGAATTTTGTTGTGGGTTAGCCGAGTATAAAGGAGACTATTTAGCAACATTTGCCGTACAAGATAATGCATCATACATACTAAAAATTCCTGGTGCCTACCTTAAAACTTTTTTAAATGAATAAATTAAAAAATCTTCCAACAATCCATTATATTAGTTTAGAGGAAAGTATAGACAGAAGAAATAATTTAGAAAATTGGTTTAAAAAATACAATATTACAAATTGTGTCCCCCATATACTGTAAGAGAATTTGCCCTTCAACAAATGTATTTTCCTGGTGAAGGGGCAGTAGGTTCAAGAACCCGAAAACAATTTCTTTTTGAAGGTGTAAAAGAAAGATTTGAAGAAATTATGGGTGTAAAAATAGCAGAACATACTAAAGATGGGCATGGTTGGAAAGATGGTGGAATAAATGGTCGTTTCCAAACGTGTACTGCAGGTACTCCTTTGGTATATCATTGCGATGCACAACAATGGGCTGGTATGGTTTATCTTACGCCCGATGCTCCACCACAATGTGGAACAAGTTTTTTTAGACACAAAGAAACTAAAATACGCCACAATTTTGAAATAAATTGGGAAAATGGGGATGGTAATAGGGTATTTAATCAGCATACTTTTTTAGATGGAACTCCATATGAATTGGTGGATAAAATAGGTAATGTGTTTAATAGGTTAGTTATATTTAATGGGGGATTAATACATTCCGCGTCTGAATATTTTGGTTGGGATATTCCATCTTCTCGTTTATTCCACATGTTCTTTTTTAATGAGGAAATATAATTAAATTAAAATAATACTATTTATATAAAAAGGAAGAAAGTATATATGGCAATTAAAGTAACAGGATTTTTTGAAAACCCAACAACCGGGTTAATCCACCAATCACCACTTTTGACACTTGTACCACATTTGTTATATCCAGGCAATATTTCTATGGATGTTCATATTGATAATAATGGTACAGTGGCATATCAATCTATTGATAGAACGCAACTTGTTTATGATAATTCTATAACAGATGGACACGATCAATTATTAGATGCTTTAGAAACTTATGTTATAAACCACTTACAATCTGCGAATGAAGTAAATGAATTTTCGACATTTGAACATTATGTTAAGCCTGTTGTTGAAGAAATTCAACCCCCTATTGAAGAAGTGATTGATGATAATGAACCAATTGTTGAAGAAAATAACGATGAAGAAACCCCACCAACCGATACGCTTGGTGAATAAAACATAGGTAATACAAAATGGCAGTAAATATCGCAATATATCCTGGTTCATCATCATTCTTTCCCGGCAAAACACCTTTTGGGTGGTTTGATAATGATTATGATTTTCAGACAGATGCTGACTCAGTAACAACATGGTGTGCTCGTAGGTTGGGCTATCCTGTTGTGGATATAGAATTGCAAGATATTGATTTTTACGCCTGCTTTGAGGAAGCAACAGATGAATTTTCATCGCAATTAAATCAATATAGGACAAAAGAAAACTTATTAAGTTTACAAGGTTCTTTATTGAGTAATAATTTGAATGGGAAATTAATAAATAATAATTTTAGTGGAATAATAAACATCGCCGCAGATTATGGAACTGAAGCAAAATCCGGCGGAACATTAACCTATTACACCGGTTCTTTTGAGTTAGTTAGTGGAAAGCAAATTTATGATTTATCAGACACATCAATTGTAAGTTTGGAAGCAGGTAATTTATCAACCGATTCAATAACCATTAGAAAGTTGTTTCATGAAAATCCACCTGCTATTGTCAGGTATTTTGACCCATTTATTGGAACTGGGCTTGGTTCGCAACAAATGTTAGAAACGTTTGGTTGGGGAAATTACTCACCCGGTGTTTCGTTTTTAATGCAACCTATGTATGATGACCTACTTAGATTGCAGGCTATTGAGTTTAATGATATGATTAGAAAATCCCAATTTGGGTTTAAGATGTATGGAAAACGGGTAAGGATATTTCCATTTCCAACTGAAAGATATAATGGAACAAAAGTTCATTTTGAATACACTCTTGACTCTGAAAGAAACAATCCAATAGCAAAATCAGGTGTGGTATCGGACTTTTCAAATAGCCCATTTGGTAGATTGGATTATTGTGATATAAGTGCGCATGGTAGACAATGGATTTTTAAATACACATTAGCATTGGTAAAAGATTCGTTGGGTATGGTCAGGTCTAAATTTAGTTCAATTCCAATACCTGGCGCAGAAGTTACTTTGGATGGCTCTGATTTGAGAAATCAATCCGCAACTGAAAGAGAGCAATTAGTAACGCAATTGAGAGAAATGTTGGAAGGGACAAGTAAAAGGGCGCTTTTGGAAGCAAAAAAAGATGAAACGGAATTTTTAGAATCAACACTTAATCGTGTTCCAATGCCAATTTACATAGGGTAATATTTATGGCACTATTTGGTTCGGCAAGAGATGTTAGTTTAATTAGAAGATTAAACAAAGAACTTATCAATGAAATAATTGATACGGAAGTCTATTATTACAAACCCGTATTAGATGAATCATTAGTTAATCTTTATGGGGAAAGTAAAGATAAATATTTTTATAATCCAGTCAAAATTCCTTGCTTAATTGATAGACAAGATACGGAAGCAGTTTCCGACGAGTTTGGACAATCTTACACCAAAACAGCAACATTTAACTTTTTAAGAGATACTTTAAAAGATGATAAAGATGTAAAGCCTGATGTAGGTGATATAATATATTGGGATGATGAATATTATTTAGTTGATAATATAAATGAAAACCGATTATTTGTAGGTAAAAATCCCGAAACTTGGGATGGTGGTGATGGGCATGGAACATCACTTTCTATTTCATGTCTTGCACATGTAACAAAACAATCATCTATTAAGTTGGTTGATGTTCGTTTTGGGAATTCTAATATGAATGATACTTATATACCAATGGGAATTTAATATATGGATAATTATTCAGATAATTTTTTAGATAAAACTGTAAGAAATAAAGCATTAGATACTCGTCGTGATAACGATGAAATAAAAAATATTTCTATTGGGTTATATGATATTGATCTTGCTTTTAGGGATTTTTTAGTAAAAGATGTAAAACCTTTTGTAGAGGATGATGGTAAAATTATATCTGTAATAGTTAAATATGCAAATCCTGAAAAGTGGGCATCTGCACAAAAAGATTCTTTTATACGTGATACAAATGGTAAAATACAAACACCTATTATTGTTTTTAAGAGAACATCTCTTTCAACAAATCAAAATGCTGCAAAATTAAAAGTATTGAATTCGGAGGACTCACATCAGGCATTTGAGGTAAAATACACAAAGGTTGATAGGTATGACCAATTTTCAATATTAACCGGAGAAAAACCTGTAAAACAATATATAGCAGTAGAAAGACCTGATTATTTAGATGTTTCGTATGAAATGAGTATTTGGTGTGATTATATGGAACAATTAAACAAAGTAGTTGAGCAAATCATTTTTTTTCAGGGTAGGTCTTTTGGTGATAGATTTAAATTTCAAATAAAAGGGGATGGTTACAATTTTGAAACAATGCAGGATACGAATGATGATAGAATTGTGAGGGCAACCGTTAATTTAGTAACAAAGGCATATATAGTACCTGAATATGCAGGGATTAAAAACAATAATAGAAAAATGAATTCTATTAGAAAAATTTTATTTGAAGAAAACCGAAAATTAAGTGGGAATTAAACTACTTTATAAAAATAATTTTAATATTTATTACTAAACAATTAAACAACAAAATCTATGGAAGAAAAATTAGTAAAACAATTTGAAGAGACTGAAAGACAGACACTTTTAGATTTTCGTCAAAAAAATTTGGCAGTTACGGCAAGACTTGGAGAAATAGAAATACAATCCAAAGAATTAGAGGAAATTTTCGCAAATTTACGGGCCGAAAAAGAAGAACTAATCAACAACTATAAAGAATTGACAAAAACACAAAATGAGTTTGGAAAAGAACTTACTCAAAAGTATGGGGTGGGTTCATATGATATTGATACAAATACCTTTACATCGGCTCAATAAATATAGGTTTCCCTAATTTTTTTGTATTTATTATATAGAAACAAAAACTATTAGGAGAATATAATGGCTGAAAGAATTGTTAGTCCTGGCGTTTTCACTCGAGAGCGTGACTTATCATTTTTACCACAGGGGGTAGCAGAAATAGGTGGTGTCCTTATTGGACAAACCATTAAAGGACCTGCATTTGTCCCAACGCAAGTACAATCATTTAATGAATTCCAACAAAAGTTTGGCGGTTTAACTGAAGATTCTTATCTTCCTTATACTGCTCAAGCTTATTTACAAGATGCACCAAACGCAACTATTGTTAGGGTATTGGGAACAGGCGGATATTCATTTGGTAGTCCATTAGTTTTAACTGTTTCATCCTCAGCCGGAAATAAAGTAGCAGCAGTATTATATCCTACTATTTCAGGTTCACTTTCAAACGATTCAACTCTATCGAATATATTTAACAGTTCAACAGTTACCAACACAGATGGTGCGGCTGGTGATATAACCGCATCATCGTTTGTATTAACTTTATCCGGTACTGGTGTTTCTTCAACAAGTGTTACTGCTTCAATGAATCCAAGTAACGCCAATTATTTTACAAAAACTTATGGTTATTTACCAAAAAGTTCAAAGACAGCATATACTTACTTAAACTTTAATACATTTCAATCGCAATCATTTGGGACAGGTCAAACTGTAACGGTTCAGACCGGTTCATTTGTTACTTTTGATTTTGGAAACGAATATTCAGTAGCATCCACCCCTTGGATTAAATCTCAAAAGATTGGTGGGACGGCGAAAAATCTATTTAAGTTTCATACATTATCGCACGGTAATTCAACAAATTATGAATTAAAAGTTGGTATTCAAAATATTAAAGTATCGGGTGATGTTCCTGGTACAGATTATGGTTCATTTGATGTTGTAATTAGAAGGGTAGATACATCTAAAATTCCTTATTCAATCTTTGGGCAGAATGTGCAAGATACGGACTCTCGTCCAAACATTGTTGAACAATTCTCAAACTTAAATCTTGACCCTAACTCACCAAATTACATTAAAAGGGTTATTGGAGATAGATATATTACCGTAGATAATACTGGAAAATTATCCACAAATGGTGATTACGCAAACAATTCAGTTTATGTTAGAGTTGAGGTGGATACTGATGTAGATGCGTTAGCAAATGATGCAGCATTAGTTCCATTTGGATTTGGAAAAGTATATTCACCAATTCCAATTGGTGCTGGTACTGTTCCATCACCAACTTATGTAGTAAGTCAATCTTTGGGGGGTTCATACAATAAAAAAGTATTTTTAGGTTATTCATATGATTTTGTAACTACCGATAATTTAAATTTCTTAAATCCACTTCCTAAAACCGGTTTAACCACAGTTTCCGGCTCTGATTTTGATTTGGCAGTTTGTGAATCAAATGGTGCTCCTATAACATCAAGCGCCGGAGCATCAACTGCTGCATTGGATTCAAGAAGATTTATGGTCCCATTTCAGGGTGGATTTGATGGATTTGCACCAAATAGAAAAATATTGGTTGGTAATGATATTGTAGCAGGAAACACGCAGGGATTGAATTGTTCATCCGCAACGGCAGCAGGAACTGTTGCATTGAGAAAAGCAATTAATGCAGTATCAAATCCTGACGAGTTTGATATGAATATGTTGGTTCTTCCTGGTATTATCAATAGATTACATTCTTCAGTAACCACTTATGCAAAAGACCTTTGTGAAGATAGGGGTGATACATTCTATGTAATGGATGGGGGTGCATATAGTGATAATATTTCAACTGTTGTAAATAGTTTATCTACATTCGATTCCAATTATGTAGCAACTTATCATCCGTGGGTTAAAATATTAGATACTGATAAAAATAAACCTGTATGGGTGCCACCTTCGGTAGTTTTACCTGGTGTTATAGCATTCAACGACCAAGTTGCAGCTGAATGGTACGCACCTGCTGGATTAAATAGGGGTGGTTTATCAAATGTAATTGAAGTTAAGACAAGATTAACGCACGATGAAAGAGACCAATTATATGTTGGTAGAGTAAATCCAATCGCAACATTCCCAGGGCAGGGTGCAACGGTATTCGGACAGAAAACTTTACAAGCTAAACCATCTGCTTTGGATAGAATTAATGTAAGAAGGTTGTTGATTGCAGTTAAGAAGTTTATCGCATCTTCTTCAAGATATTTAGTATTTGAGAATAATACAGCAGCAACCAGAAATCGTTTCTTATCTATTGTTAATCCTTATTTGGAATCAATCCAACAAAGAAATGGTTTGTACGCATTTAGAGTTGTAATGGATGATACAAATAATACACCTGATGTAATTGATAGAAATATCTTAAAAGGTGATATTTTCTTACAACCAGCAAAAACCGCTGAATTCATAGTGTTAGACTTTACTGTATTACCAACTGGTGCAGCATTCCCAGAAGGATAATTTAGGAAAAGATATATTTATAGGAAATAAGGAGAAATAAATGGCACAATTATTAACACCACAAGAAATAATGTTTACCAACTTTGAGCCAAAAGTTGCTAACCGATTTATTATGTATATTGAGGGTGTACCAGCATATTTAATTAAAGCAGCAAATAGACCTGAATTACAACAAAATAGAGTAGGTATTGACCATATCAATGTTAAAAGATATGTAAAAGGCCGGTCTGAATGGCAAGAATTAACAATTACACTTTATGACCCGATTGTTCCATCTGGTGCTCAAGCAGTAATGGAATGGGTTCGTTTATCACATGAATCAGTAACGGGTAGAGATGGTTATTCTGATTTTTATAAAAAAGAAATTACATTCCATGCATTAGGACCTGTTGGTGATAAAGTTGAAGAGTGGACATTGAAGGGGGCTTTTATCACTCGTGCTAAATTCTCCGATATGGATTATACTTCAGACTCTGAATTAGCAAATATTGAACTTGGATTATCCTATGATTACGCAATTTTACAATATTGATTTATTTTTCGGATTGTAAAAAATATAAATTGAAAAATGTGAACCCCCCAATTTTGGGGGGTTTTTGTTT